CCGAACGAACGATAGCTGAAGGGCGCAAACTGTGTTGCTCGATCGCCGGATGTGGGGGCAAACTGCGTTGCCCCACACGGAGTCGATCAGAGCGAGGCGCGAACGGAGGGGTGCAAAAGTGGGTAATCGTTCGAACGTCTCCCTCTCTCGAAGAGAGAGGCGAACGATCAAACCGAACGATCACTTTTGGGGGTGGGTTTTGCAGGGGGGGCTTGCCTTCTGCGGCGGGGTGAGGTTATAATGTCGCGCATACCCTTCACGGTTGGAGCGTAGATGAGCAAACCACAACGACCCGCGAACAGCAACCCCGCCCGGCGTAAGTACGACCCGGCGGAGTGGATGCCGCGAGTGTGCGAGCACTTGAGAGCGGGGGCGAGTCTGTATGAGGCGTGTGCGGCGGCGGGGCCGGGAGCGCCCTCGCCGGACGCGGTGCTCAGTTGGGCTCAGAAAGACCCCGAAGGCTTAGGACGACAGTACACGCAGGCGCGGGAAACTGGTTACTTGCTGCTCGGGGATAAGATCGATCAGTTGGCGGCCGAGACGCACACCTATACGCTTGTGCCGGAGTTGGACGCCGACGGCAAGCAGCTCTGCAACGAGCGGGGGGAGCCGCTGACGCGCCGGGTGTTGGTGCCGCTCAGTTCGGACGTCATCGCGCACAAGCGGCTGCAGATCGACACCCTGAAGTGGAAGTTGTGCAAGATGCTGCCCAAAGTGTACGGCGACCGCCTGACCACTCAGCACACCGGCGCTGAGGGCGGCCCGGTGCAGGTCGAGCTGAGCGTGTTTGATCAGATTCTGAACAATCTTGAATTGAAACGTCAGGCCGAAGACGGTGGGCGCGACTGACAGCGCAGCGCTGGCGGGGTTGCTGCAGGATGCGCAGCTACGCCAACAGTTCAGGCATCTCCCCCCGCAGCGGCAGGCGGCGTGGGCTTGGCGGGCGTTGTGGCTAAGCCAGGCTCATCGGCATCAGATACTCCCCGTGGGGGAGTGGTGGTCGATATGGTTAATGTTAGCCGGGCGGGGAGCAGGCAAGACCCGTACCGCAGCTGAGCAGGTCGGCTGGTGGGCTTGGAGCTACCCGAAGACCCGCTGGCTAGTCGCCGGGCCGACCTCGGCCGATGTGCGTGGCACCTGCTTTGAGGGCGACAGCGGACTGCTCACCGTGATTCCGCAGGTGCTCATCAGCGAGTACAACAAAGCGCTACACGAGCTGAAGCTGACTAACGGCTCGCTGATAAAAGGCATTCCAGCCTCGGAGCCCGAGCGATTCCGGGGGCCGCAGTTTCACGGCGGATGGTGCGACGAGCTGGCGGCGTGGGAGTACCTGCAGGAGGCGTGGGACCAGATTCAGTTCGGTGTGCGCCTCAAGCTGCCCGACATGAAGTCCCGCCTGCTCATCACCACGACCCCTAAACCCCGCGACCTGATTGTTGACCTCATCAGCCGGGAAGGCATCGACGTCACCCTGACCACGGCGAGCACGTACGCGAACGTGGACAACTTGAGTGACAACTTCAAAGCTCAGATCCTAGCGTACGAGGGTACCAACCTCGGCCGGCAGGAGATCCACGCCGAAGTGATCGACCCGGAAGAAGGGGGCATAGTCAAGCGGGAGTGGTTCAAGCTCTGGCCAGCGGAGAAAGAGCTCCCGAAGCTGGAGTTCATCGTTCAGTCGTACGACTGCGCGTATACGGAGAAGACGCACAACGACCCCACAGCGTCGATCACCTTCGGAGTGTTCAAGCCGCTGGACGGGCCCATGAGCGTGCTGGTCATCGACGCGTGGCAGGATCACCTACAGTACCCCGATCTCAAACCCAAAGTCATCGACGAGTACGACATTGTCTTCGGCGAGGGGCGCAACCTGAAGAAGGTCGACCTCGTGCTCGTTGAGGACAAAGCAGCGGGCATCGTGCTCATTCAAGACCTGCAGCGTGCGCATGTGCCGGTGCGGGCGTACAACCCCGGCAAGGCCGATAAGATCCAGCGCCTGAGCATCGTCGCCAACATCGTGCGCGCTGGCCGAGTCTACATCCCGGAGTCGAGTGTGCGCGCCGGCTACGTACGGGATTGGGCCGAGGGCATGATTACGCAGATCTGTAGCTTCCCGAACGCGACGCACGACGACTTTGTGGATGCTTTCAGCCAGGCGTTGCGGTACATGCGCGATGCCGGCTGGCTCAACATTGACCCCGCGCCGCGCGATGATTACGACCCCGAGGATTACATAGACGCGCTCAACGACTCGCCGGACTACGCCGGCCCGAGGACCAACCCCTATGCCGCCTAGCCTGCTACCCCCGACCCCTGAAGAACTCGAAGAGCTCCGCCTGCGCCGCCGGGCGTCCCAGCTGAAGGGCTATGGCGAGGGTGTTGATGACCCCACGGCTCAGGCGTTGCTCAACGTGCGGCGCAACCTGGGCGAGGCGGGCCGGGCCGTAGTGGGCGCGAAGCCCTACGACGAGACCAACCCCACGGGCAGCTACCGCGCCGTTCAGGCGCTGATGAACGCCCCTACCCCAGCGGCTATCATCCCCGAGGCAGCTCAGGCTGCGGGCAAAGCCGCCACCGCACTGAGCGGGCTGGGGGCGCTACCCGGCGCGGCGGTCATCAAACCCAAAGGCGGCAACTGGCTCGCCGGGTCGGTTGAGCGGGCGCTCGAGCCGTTGAGGAAACCCATGCCTTCCCGCGCCACTGACGCCTTCGGCAATGAGGTTCCTAACCCGCTGGCCAACTCGCCGATGTACACGGAAAACGCCGCCCTCAACAAGTGGATCGACACCAAGCTCACCAAGTACGTCAAAAATGAAATGGCCACCCCCGAGGACCCCGTACGGGCGCTCGCTGAGCGGGGCACGCTGCACTTTGAGCCGCAGGGCGGTGCGGTGCGCTCGCACACGATGCGGACCGTTGCGGGAATGCCGACCGAGCCCACGGCTACAACACCGTTGGCGCGGGCCTGGGAAGACGTTTCGGACGCGGCGGTCATGCGCGGTCAGTATCAGGACATGATTCCTTTTGCCGAGTCGGGCGAGGAAGGGTTGCGTAAGTACGGTGGCGAGTACGCCGTTAAAAACCCGCAGGCCGTTGCCTACGCTTTTGACACCGGAGCCTCGCCGTCAGACATGGGCTTCCCGCATATCATCGACGAGCTAACCAACGCCATGAACCCCAACTCGGGGTTGCCGGCGTCGTTGCGGTTGACTCCGCAGCAGCTTGAGAAGGTCACGGTGCCGCAGGCCGTCGAGCGGGTCGCCAAGATCAACGAGTGGCGGGCGGCGCAAAAGGCCGAGGCCGACGCCCTCAAGGCGCGCAACCCCGCCACGTTCGAGCACCGCGCCTATGAGACCGTTCCGGGCACCGCCGAGCCCAACGAGAAAGGCCTGCGTTGGGTAGAGTTGAAAGCCTCCACAGAGCCCGTCGACGTGAGTAGCATGCTGATTCAAAACGCCGGCAAGTACTCAATCCTTGAGCCGGGGCAGAAACTATCCTGGAAAGACCCTAAGACCGGGCGCGTGCTGTTTGACACACCCGAGAAAGCCGCCAAGGCTTACACCCAGCACAAGCATTACGCCTCACTCGAGGACGCCCTCAAGTACGAGGGCGACGTCATGGGCCACTGCGTCGGGGGTTACTGCCCGGATGTGCAAGAGGGCCGCTCACGCATCTACTCACTGCGCGACGCCAAGGGCGAGCCGCATGTGACGGTTGAGGTCCGGCCCGGAATCATCGAGCCACGCATGAACGGCGACGTGAAGTTGCCCGACGAGATCGTCCAAATCAAAGGCAAGGCCAACCGAGCCCCCAAGGACGAGTACCTACCCTTTGTGCAGGACTTTGTGCGCTCGGGGCAGTGGAGCGCTGTGGGGGATATTCGGAACACGGGTTTGATTGAGATTGACCCCTCAAGTGATTTAGCCAGAAACATCCGAGCCGCAGGAGGCGAACCGCCAAAATTCGTGACTCAACAAGAGCTTACTGAGTGGTTGAACTGGTGGAGGTTGCGTCAATATGGTGACCCTACGAACGGCTTCAAAAAAGGCGGCGCGGTTACGGACCCCAACGAGCCCGAAGTAAAGCGCCTGCCGGAGCCGGGGTTGCTCACCGCGACGATGTACGCTGAGACGGCGGCCCGCGAGATGTACCCGAAGGACCCGGTCAAGCGCGACGCCGCAAGGCACATGATCGCGTCCAGCATCCTCGGGCAAAAGCTCAGCCCCGGCACCTCAAGGCTGCTCGGTGAGCTGTACGAGTTCAAGACCAGTCCGCTGCTGCACTTGAAATCGGCTGTGGGGTTGGGCGCTCCGCCGCCGGGTTACGAGATGGACAAATTTAACAACGCCCTGGGGTCTGAGCTGCAGTTCCGCAATCAGGCCGAACTGCAACGCGGCGTGCGTCAGGCGGTGGACACCGGCCGGGCTCGGCTGACGCCGGATGAGCCCGCACCTTACCGTCGGGGCGGTGCGGTTAAAATTGAAACTAATCCCACGCTCATGGCCGATGAGCTGTTGTTCAAGGGCTACAGGCGCTGAGAGGAACCCGAGCTATGGCTATCGAATTTCCACAACCCCAACTTGAAGACGAACTGCCCGCTGGGCCGATGACTGTCGAGTACGAAGAGGAAGAGCTCGAGCTGGGTGACGCCGAGCTTGAGGAGCTGCCCGATGGGTCGGTGCTCGTCAATCTTGAGCCGGACAGCGGCCCGGAGGAGAACCCGGACTTCTACGCCAACCTGGCGGAGGTGTTTGACCCGCTGGATCTTGATACGCTCGCCAGTCGGTACTTGGAACTCATCAAGAAAGACAAAACGGCGCGGGAAGATCGCGACAAGCAGTACGAAGAAGGCCTCAAACGCACCGGGATGGGCAAAGACGCACCGGGCGGCGCGACGTTCATGGGCGCGAGCAAGGTCGTGCACCCCGCGATGGCGGAGGCCTGTGTGGACTTTGCCTCCCGAGCCATAAAAGAACTGTTCCCGCCCGACGGCCCCGTCAAAACTAAGATCCTCGGTCAGAACGATGAGGAAAAAACCCAGCGTGCCGAGCGTAAACGCGACTGGATGAACTGGCAATTGACGGAGCAGATTGAAGAGTTCCGCGACGAGCAGGAGCAACTCCTCACGCAGCTGCCCTTGGGCGGGTCGCAGTACCTCAAGCTCTGGTACGATGACCGGCAAAAGCGCCCCTGCGCCGAGTTCCTGCCCATCGACAAGGTGTTGATACCCTTTTCGGCCACGAACTTCTACACCGCGCAACGAGCCACCGAGATTCACGACATCAGCGAGTGGGAGTTCAAGCGTCGAATCAGCTCCGGTATGTATCGCGACATCAGTTTGATGCGTGCTAGCATGGAGCCCGAGGAAACCAAGGCCGAAAAAGCCAACAACAAGATCGAAGGCCGCAAGTGGGATGAAAACACCGACGGCGAACGCCGTGTTTTTCACATCTACACGTGGCTCGAGCTTGAAGATGACCGCGAAAGCGGGGGCGAAATGGCCCCGTACATCCTGATGGTCGACGAACTTGAGGCCGAAGTGGTGGGGTTGTACCGCAACTGGGAAGACGGCGACGACTCGATGACCAAACTGGACTGGGTCATTGAGTATAAATTCATCCCGTGGCGTGGGGCGTACGCAATCGGGCTGCCGCACCTCATTGGGGGGCTCTCGGCGGCGTTGACGGGGGCGCTCCGTGCCCTGCTCGACTCGGCGCACATCAACAACGCGCCGGCGATGCTCAAACTGAAGGGCGCAAAGGTGAGCGGGCAGAGCCAACAGGTCGACATCACGCAGGTTGTGGAGATCGAGGGCGCACCAGGTGTGGATGACATCAAGAAAATCGCGATGCCCATGCCTTTTAACCCCCCGAGCGCGGTGCTTTTTGAGCTTTTGGGGTGGCTTGACAAGGCCACCAAGGGCGTAGTCACCACGGCGGAGGAAAAGATCGCCGACGTGAGCGCGCAAACCCCCGTCGGCACTACGCAGGCACTCATCGAGCAGGGCGCGGCGGTTTTCAGCGCCATTCACGCCCGGCTGCACGATGCGCAAGGGCGACTTTTGAAAGTTTTGGGCCGTCTGAACCGCTGGCACCTGAAAGACATGCGTAAAGGCGAGGTGGTAGCGGACCTCGAGATCGAGGAAGACGACTTCAAGCGTAATACGGACGTGGTGCCGGTGTCAGACCCGCATATCTTCAGCGAAACCCAACGTATGGCCCAAATTCAGGCGGTTTTGGCCCGTGCGGACAAAGCGCCGGACCTCTACGACCGGCGGGCGGTGGAAGAACGACTGCTGAAGCAGCTGAAAATACCCGGTTACAACGAACTGCTCAAGAATACGCCTTCGCCGGACGAACTCAGCGCGGTTGATGAGAATGTCGCCATGGCGCTGGGGCAGAACGGCTACGCTTACATGCATCAAGATCACTTGGCGCATATTCAGACGCACTTGGACTTCGCCCTGAACCCGGCGTTCGGCGGTAACCCCATCATGGCGTCGATTTACTTGCCTCGGGCGCTGGAGCACGTCAAGCAGCACATGATCCTGTGGTACTTGAACCGGTCGCAAGGGTACGTCACCAAGCTCCGCGACGGCCGCCCCGTGACCGAGGCCGAGTACGAGGACAAAGCCCTCACGGCGCAGATTGACAAAGTGTACGCGCTCGTGTCGCAGCACGTCAAGTCCGACGCCGAGCAGGCGTTCGGTAAGATTCTCCCCCTCGTCGGGCAGCTGCTGAAGGCAATGCAACAAATGACCCCGCAACCTCAGTTGCCGCCCGAGGCGTTGGTGCTCAAAGAGACCGCGATGGCCGAAACCCAACGTCGCGCCCAGCGCGATCAGGCCGAGATGCAGCTCAAAGGGGCTGACATGCAACAGCGGGGGCAAATTGACCTGGCGCGGCTTCAAGCCGAACAGCAACGCGCCGCCGAGCGTGATCAGATTGACGTGGCGCTGAACGCCTCGGATAACCTGACCCGCGAGCGTATAGAAACCGCACGCCTGACTCAAGAAGATGACAGGCTGCGCACCGAGCAGTTGGAAACTGCAATCCGGCTTCAAAACGAAGCCCAACGTAACCTAGGAGCTGAACGTGGCCCAACCATCCAATAACCTCAAAGACAACGAAGCCGTCCCCTATCACAAGCGCATCGCTATGGGTGCGGCGCTCGACGGTACTAGTCTCAAGTCTAAAGGTAGCACCGCCCCTCAACCCTCATCAAAAGGAGCCCCCGCCCCGTTAGCACGTAAAAACAAGTGACCCTAACCCTGAGCCAGCTGATCGGCGCGTATAAGGCACGTCAGGCTGAGATAGGCCAGTCCTTAGCGGCGGGTAACGCTGCGTCATGGGAGGCGTACCAGCGCATGGTCGGCGAACACATGGGGCTGCAAAAAGCCCTTGATATTATTGAGAACTTTATAGAGGAAGAAGATGAACATGATGACTGAACCAGTAGCGTCGCAAGACGCTGAGATGGCTTGGGCTTTCCCGAGCGTGGATCCTGGTGCGCAGCCGTTAGGTGGGCGATTGTTGGTGCAGTTGCGCCGCAGCCGCAAAAAGACCACCAAAGCAGGAATCGTACTTGTTGAGGAAACCAAAGAGACCGAAAAGTGGAACACCCAGGTCGCCAAAGTCATCGCCGTGGGGCCGCTCGCCTTTCGGCATCGCGACTCGATGAACCCCTGGCCCGAGGGGTCGTGGTGCGCGGTGGGTGACTTTATTCGTGTGCCCAAGTGGGGCGGCGACCGTTGGGAGGTCAAAGTGCCCGGTGAGGACCACCTTGAAGACCCCGCGTTGTTTATGATCGTGAATGACCATGAGGTCATTGCCCGAATCACCACTAACCCCCTCGAGACTAAGGCATTCCTATGAGTACGAGCACAGACACAAAAGAACCCGATATCGAGATCACCGAACAGCCCGACGGTTCAGTCGCGGTGGCGCTGCCGGAAGACCTCGCCCCGCCCCCGGACCAGCACGACGACGATGACGACCCACCGCAAAGCAAGGCTGAAGGCGGCCCCGCCGACGATCCCGCTGACGCCGACGCTGACGACGACACCGAGGCGCTACGCAACGCTAAACGCGAGCGCCGCCGTGCCAAGCGCGAACTAGCCCGCAAAACCAGCGCCGAGAAAGACCAGCGGTTGCAGCTACTCCAGCGGCAGAATCAAGAGTTGATGGAGCGGTTGAGCGTTGTTGAGCGCAAAACCCACGCCGGCGAACTCGCCAAGTTGGACCGGGCGGTCGAAGACCAAGAGCTGCGGCTCGAGTACGCTAAACGCAAGATTGCCGAAGCGACCCGTGCTCAAGACGGCGACGCCCTGGCGCAGGCGCAAGAAATGTGGTACGAGTCCAGGCAGCAGCTCGAATCTTTGAAGAATCTGAAAAAGGCGAGCTCCACCCCCAAGCAGCAGCCCAACACCCTGCCCGACCCGAGAGTGCAGAAGATGGCGGCCGAGTGGATCAAGCGCAGCGAATGGTACGACCCGCAGCATCGCGACACCGACTCCCGCATCGTCAAACAGATCGACGAAGAGCTCACCGCCGAGGGCTGGAACCCCGCGAGCCAGGACTATTGGGATGAACTCGATGATCGCGCAAAAAAGTACTTGCCTCATCGGTATGAATTGAGCTATAATGCGCCGAACCAGCGTTCAAGGCCTCGGAATATGCAAACTAGCACCGGTCGCGAATCATCAAATAGTGGCGGCTCCCCTAAGGGGCAGTTCATGCTTGAGCCCGATCAAGTACGCGCCATGAAGGATGCCGGCTTTTGGGACGACCCCGTCAAGCGCAACAGCATGATCAAGCGCTACGCGGCGGAAGCCCGCAAACGTGCTGCTGCTAACCCACGCTAATTCAAAGGACGCACACAAATGGATTCAAGACTCAAGAAATCTCTCTCCGCCGGAGGCCGAGAAAGCCGCGCAAGCGAAGACCTCGACCGCCTTCCGCCGGAGACTATGTTCGCCGCCTCACAGGACATTGACAAAATGTGGAGTGACGAGTGGACGCAAACCGCCCTGCCGAACGTGCCCGCCCTGCCGGGTTGGCACATGTGCTGGCTTTCCACCACTAACAGCTACGACACGATTGACAAGCGAATCCGACTGGGGTACGTTCCGGTGACAGCCGATGAGTTACCTGGGTTTGAGAATTATCGCGTAAAAGCGGGCGAGCATGTGGGTCACATTTCGTGCAACGAAATGTTGCTGTTTAAGATTCCGACTGAACTCTACCAGCGGGTCATGACGCACTTTCATTACCAAAAACCAATGGAAGCAACCCAAGCGATCATGGAACGTATGGAGGAACTTCAACAGGGCGCTGACAGCTCAGGACACAAACTCCTGAAAACGGAAGGCGAAGGCTTCGGACGAGTGGCAAATTCATCCGTCAACCGACCCCCGGTCTTCGAGGGTTAATTTGGAGTTTACAACATCATGTCTGCAACCTTAGCACCCTTTGGTTTGCGGCCTGCGTATCACCCCTCGGGGCTCGATCGTGCGCAGGGGCTGGCCAATGTGATTCAGTCGGGGTATGCTCAGAACATCTTGAAGGGTCAGGCCGTCAAGCTCGACCCAACAACTGGGTATATCGTTCGTGCCGCGAGTGGCGATCCAATCTACGGCGTCTTTGATGGCGTCGAGTGGACAGACACGACGGGGCGTCGCCGCGTTTCGAACTGCTGGCCTTCGGGCACGGGGTATCAGAGCGGCTCACTCATTGCGTACGTTTGGACCGACCCGAAAGTGGTTTACGAAATTCAAGCCGAAGGCTCGATTGCGCAAACCGCCCTGGGCCAGGAGTTTGACATCACCAACCCGTACAACCCCACCACAGGGGATCCGACGCTCGTTGGTCTGTCTCAAGCCACTATGGGTACAACCGCTGCTGGCGCTAACGCTACCAAGACGCTGCGCGTCATCGACTTGGCACCGTATCCGGGCAACGCATGGGGTGATTCGTACACGATCGTTCGTGTGCAGATCGCTGAGTTCCAGTACGCTGGTATTTACGAAGGTGCGGCGGTGGCTTACCCCGTTACCGTAGCTTAAAGGAGGGCTAACAAATGGCAGCCCCAATGCGCAGTACGGACTTTCGGAGCATCGTTGAGCCTATCCTGAACGAGTGCTTCGACGGAGTCTATGATCAGCGTGCCGATGAGTGGTCGCGAGTCTTCCGCGAGCAGAACGGCATTCCCCGTAATTACCATGAGGAACCCGTCCTGTACGGTTTCGGCTTGGCACCGTTGCTTCCCGACGGCAGCCCCGTAACCTATCAGCAGGGCGGCGTGTTGTTCCTGAAGCGTTACGTCTACTCGGTGTACGGTTTAGCCTTCGCGTTGACGAAAGTCCTCGTCGAAGACGGCGACCACATCCGCATCGGGTCGGTGTACGCTCGTCACCTGGCACAG